GGACACGGGCCGTGATCGGTGTCGCCTGCGACGCCGACGGCAAAGTCGGTGTGATCGTCGACTGCCAGCCCGGCACCCGCTGGTTACGTGACGCCGTGCGAGCACTGGTCCACCGGGCCGGTGTGACCGTCGTCGACGTGTGGGCCGACCGCCGGTCCGGCCTCGGCGGTGTCATCGACGAACTCGCACACATCGGCGTCACCGTCCACGAGGTCACCGTCGGCGACATTGCCTCCGCGGCCGGCACCATGTACGACCTCACCGTCGGCGCGACGTGCGGGGTCGTTCACGACGCCCAACCCGAACTTGATCAAGCCGTCATCGGATCGCGCCGGCGGGCGCTCGGCGATGGCGGCTGGACATACTCTAAGCTTGAGTCGGTGGGGGATGTGTCACCGCTCGGCGCGGTCACGCTCGCCGCCGCCGCCTACCGTCAACACTTCCCCGCCGGCGCCCGCCTCGCCGGTATCAGCTGATCCACGCGTCGACGTCGGAACGCCGATACCGGACCGTACCGGTCGGTAACCTGACCGGTGTCGGGCCTCGACCCTCGAACCGCCACCGTTCCACCGTCGACCGTGACACAGCCAGACGGCGCGCAACGTCCGCGGACGTCATCATCTGCCCCTGATCGTCACCGTTTCCCATCCCCCACCATGATACCGAAACGGTGTCCGCTGGTGTCGTGTTCTCGATCCGCCGCGACCGGCACTCCCGCGCCGACGTGTCCCTCATCTCGTCGTGGCTGTCCGAGGCCCTGTCGGCGCGGGCCGGGACCGGCACCCCCGTACCGTACGACGAGCTCCCCATCACGCAAGGTGTCGCGTCGCTGATCGCCGACTCCCTCGCCGCGATGGACCTGTACCCCGTCGACCTCAACGGCAACCCGACCGGTGAAACGTTCCCGATCCTCGAGCAGCCCAACCCCGACGAGGACCGCGCCGAAACAATCCACAAGATCGCCCAATCCATGTTCTGGACCGGGAACGGCTACGCCCTCAAGGGGCCTGTCGACCTCACGTCCGGCGCGGTCGACGCGATCACCGTGATCAACCCGGACCGAGTCGGGGTCGACCCCGACGAGTACGACGACCTCCGCGTCCGATCATGGACGATCGATGGACAGACGTACGGCCGGCAGACGATCCAACTGTGGAAGATCAACGACGACCCCCGCAAGGGTCCGCTCGGCCGGTCGCCGCTCAAGCGGTGCGCGACCGCGCTCGATACGTACGGATGGGCCTACCGGTACCTCGGCGACTACTTCGCCGGCGGCGGCAACCCAGGCTCGATACTCAAGTCGAAACTTGAACTTGACCCGACGAAGATCACCGAACTCGCCGCCGAATGGGCCTCGGCCCGAAAGCAGGCCCGACCGGCGTTCCTGCCCCAGTGGCTCGACTTCGAGGTGCCGCCGTCGTCCGGTGAACTCCGCGACGTCGTCGAGGTCCTGTCGAACGCCGCCGCCGAGGTCGCCCGCATGCTGAATCTTCCGGTGTCGCTCGTGAACGCCCCCGTCGCCGGGTACAGCCTGCAGTACTCGAACGTCGGCGACGAGTTCCGCCGCTGGCTCGCCGTGTCCCTCGGCACCACATGGATCGCCCGCATCGAACGCGGATTCTCACAGCTCCTCCCGCCGGAACGCCGGGCCCGTCTCGACCCGTCGAACCTGTTCCGGCCGGACCTGTTCCCCGACGCCGGCCCCGCCGCCCCGCAGATGTTGCCCGCCTCCCCGATGGAACTCCCCGCATGATCCACCAGCGCGCCGTCCCCGCCGGCCAACTCCTCGAGCACGACACCGCCACTGGTGACGGGCGGACCGTCACCGTCCGAGTCGTGTCGTGGGACACCCCGTACCGTGTGTCCGACGACGGCGTCGTGTACTACCGTGAACAGTTCGCGCCCGGCGGACTCCGTGTGCCCGACGGAGCACGCGTGCTCGCCCGCCTCGAGCACGACCCCGCCGAGATGCGCGGCCAGGCCCGGCCGGGCGCCACCCGTTCCCCCGGTGTGACGGTCGGCCGGGTCGTCGCCACCCGCAGCGAACGCGACAGCCTGTACGCCGACGTGCGTATCACCGCATCCCGGGACGGCGACGACGCCCTCGCCCTCATCGCCGACGACATCGTCGCCGCCGTCTCGTCCGAGTTCGACGACGACCCCGTCACCCCCGCCGCCGGCGAACTCGTCACCCGCACCCGGGCCGAACTCGTCGGCCTCGCGTTCACGCTCCACCCCCAACACGGCGACGCCCGCGTGCTCGCCGTCCGATCCCAAACCACCCAACCCGAGGAGAGTCCCCCGATGGACGACAACACCACCGAAACCGCCGGGGCCACCACCCCCGACCCTGTCAGTGACGACACCACGCCGCAGCCGGCGCCGGCACCGCTGCAGCCCGCCGCCGGCACCACCCGCTCCGCCCCCGTACCGGGCGCGCCACCGGCCACGCAGGCCCGACAGTCGCACTTCCGGTCGTTCGGTCACTTCGCGCAGGCCGTCGCCCGAGGAGAACTCGGCGACGAACAGCGCGAC